AAACAGTGAAACACAACCGACTGAACAAAAGAAAGAAGAAAAACAAGTTGATACAAATGGAACACAAGCTACAATTGTAACAGAAGAAAAGAAAAATACAACTGTACCACCAACAAATACACAACAAACAGACGATGGACAAACTAATATCGTAAGCAAATTGTTTTCTATTAATACAGTAAACAGTACATTCCTAGGTTGGACACCTATTACATTTAGTAGGGGATGTACCTCAAATTTTGCAACTATTGGTTTGAACAAGTTAGGCCTCAAACAAGGAAACATATTTGATAGGCTAACCAATACACGTCCACATACTTGTGGTTTGGAATGTATCCAATTTTACAGTAATGAAGACATTGAATTCACTGATGAACTAATTAAAATGTGCCCTATGAACTACACAGACTTAATCAAATTAGCTAAAGAAAAATTTGATCTCAATATTCTCATTGTGTCTAAAGGCAAAATAATCACAGAGAAGATTGAGGCAAACATACCTTATCATTTTATCATTCATGAACAAATTGGTAAGGACTATGGACATTTTATGCCTGTTCAAATGCTTGTCAAATACAGGAGACCACTTAATGACAGAAAGAAGAAATCGCGCCCAAGAAAGAAGAAAGAACCTGTCAAGAAAACATATGTTGGGGGAGGATATGATGATGTTGAAACAGCATTGCCAAAAGGAATTAAAATATCAGTAACTAATATTGGGAAAGTTACCAATACTATGGCAACATCATTACCAACTGAAAGTACAAAATCAAAAGAAATAGATCCGTCAGGAGAAGGATGTGAACCACAAGGTGGTGAAATTGGAAAAATTCATGCTTATATTATGCGTTATCATAATAAAGTTAAATCAATAAGCCATAATAATCATGAACTACTAATCAACAAAGCAAAACAATTTTCAAAATTGTTATCAAAAAGATTACCACCAGTAGCACCTTACTATACTAAAGAACAACTAACTAAATATAAAAGATATTTTGAAGAACACAAAGTTAGCTCTGTTCCAGAAAAAGATTTACATAACATTTTTGTAAAACGTGAGTATTATCCATCACTTAATAGAAACAGAGTAATTTCAGATGTTGATAAAATTACCACTATAAAATTGTTATCTTTTGTTAATCCACTACATGAAGCTATGAAAGAACATTTACCACAATATGCACCAGGAAAAGATAAATCAGAAATGAGTATGCATAATATACCAGGTCATGTAGGATGTGATTGCAGTGGCCTCGATGGTACTATATCTGTCGTGTTGAGAGAATGTGAAAGGGAATTTTTATTACACATGTTTCCAAAATTCAGTACAACAATTAATAACCTAATGGATAAAGAAATTTATGGATG